CGGGTACAGGGTCTCCGAGCCGTACTCGACCTCGACGTTGACGAACGGAATCGCCGATGGCCCGAACGTCGCGCCGCTCGTGAACGACTGCAGGTCGTTCCGGTCGCGAAAGGTCATCAGCCCCGTCTTGCCCATGAACAGCGCACCAGGGTCGGAGTCGACGGCAGCGGTGAGGTAGGTGATGGCGTTGGTATTCGCGCCAATGACGTCCGCGCCGAGCGTGGCCTGCCCTGCGCTGAGCGCCCGTGCCGTGGTGGACCAGCCGATGTCGGTGAGGTACGCGCCGATGCGCGCGCCGGTCAGCTGCGCCGTGGCAGTGCCAGCGGTGACGATCTGATTGGCGATGGACGCCAGGCCGTCGGTGCAGGACGCCTCCGCAGTCGAGTCGCCGCCGATGTCGTAGTCCAGGTTCCAGTCGGCGACGTTGCCGGTGAACATGCGGAAATTCAGGTGCTCAATCTGGACCTGCTTGCCGGGCACGATGCTGCCGGTGTACGGCGAGGACGTGTAGAGCGGATCCAGGTAGCGGTCGCGGTTGTCGAACGTCACGTTTGCCGCGCCAGCAGTGAACCGGCCCAGTTGCAGGTTCCGGCCACGCTTCACCTGCACCGACCGGACCCGGTCCGTCAGGTCCACTAGGACGTCACCGCCGAGGACGTAGGTCGCGTTATCGAGCACGCCCTTCGTGGAGTCGTCCAGGGTGAAGTAGTTCCCGATGCCGTTGGCGGAGAGGTCGAAGGCCACCTGGACCTTCATCATGCCCTCGCGAACACCGGGCCGGACGCGGCCTCGAAGCGCTTGATGTAACTGACGACCTGCTCGCCGATCTGGCGAGGATCGCCGACGCCGGTGGAGACGTTGATGTTGTAGGTGTTGCCGCCGCCGATCGCCGAGCCGCCGCCGCCGAGATCACTGTTCGGGATGATCACGCCGGAGCGGTTCGGTAGGAAGATCTCGGGACCTTGCTCGCCCACGACGTAGGCCTGGTTACCATTGACCGGACCGCCGTCGGCCCTGGCCTCCAGCCTTGCGCCTGGGACAACGTTCACGGCGACGTACTCCACCTCGACGGTGATGCGTGTCTTCAGTTTCGACCGGACGAACGCCTGGAACGCCGCAGCGCTCTCGTCAATCTTCTTCTTTGCGTCCTCGATCATCTTGGTTGCCGACTCGTCACCGATCTGCGCGAACGCGATGCCCATCGGGTCGCCGAGCGCGACCTTGGTGAACTCTGAGAGGGCGTTGTAGTTCAGCGTCAACTGCTCCAGTTGTGCCGGGTTATTCGCCAGGTAGTTTGCCAGGGCGATCGCGCCTTGCGGGTCTGTTGCGGTCAGCGTGATCAGCTGCTGCGCAAGAGCGGCTGGGATCTTCGTCGCGATGGCGGCGATGGCCTCGACTGCCTTGGTGCGGTTCTCGATCCCACCGAAGAGAGCGGTGACGATCTGGTCCGGCGTCAGCGCGTTGCCCTGCGCATCAGTCGTAGAGATGCTGATGCCGCCGAGGATCGAATCCACGATCGACTTGGAATAGGAGTCGATGGCGGCCTGTGCCTGCCGGATGATGCCGACCTGCTCGTCGACGATGCCCTTGAAGGTGGCCAGGCTGTTCTTGAACTGGCCGGCCAGAGCCCCAGCGATGACCTGGCCGCCACCTCCCATGGCAACCTTGAGAACATCCTCAACGTCGGCGTTTATGGATGCTGCTGTCTGCTTCCACTTGATGGCAAGTTCCTCGGCTGCGGCGCCACCGACGGAGCCAGCACTTTTGGCGGCCTGCTCAACCTCGCCGTACTTCTGGCGCAGATTCTCCCAGTATTCGGCGACGCCACCCGTACGAGCCCCAGCAGCGATTGCACTGGACACGGTGCCGGAGGTGTTGGCGAAGTCGCTTTGCGCCCGATCGGCCTGATAGATGGACTCCCAGAGGGCTAGGTAGGACTTTGAGGCGTACCAGGCGGCGTCGCCAGCGGCCTCCGTGTCGTCCGTAAGCCCAGCCAGTCCCTTCGCCGCCTTGCCCGATGCGCGAGCCATGTGCTCGTGCTCCAGCGCCAAGTCGGACGTTGCGGATGAGGCATCCCCGCTAATCCAGCCGAGGTCCTCCAGCAGTGCAACGGTTTTCACCAGTGGCCCGGCAAGGAGGTCCAGCAGTGTCTGAAGCGTTGCCTCCAGCGCCTTGTCCACGAGGCTGACGTTGTCGTCAACTTGGACTAGGCCGCCGGTGGAGAGGCTCACGAAGGATCGGCCCAGCCGGTCGACCTGCGTCGTCGTGAGGGAGATGTTGTCGATCATGTCGGCGATCGCATCCCCGGCGTCCATAATCGACTGCTGCAGGCCGCCGGTGCCGCCCATCTTGCCGATCATGTCGTCCATTGCCCGCAACAGTGCGTAGCCGATGGCTTCCTGCGCCTCGCCGACCGCCTGGGTCAGGCGGTTCATCTGGCCTTGGTAGGTCTCCGCAGCGACGGCTGCCTGGCCGCTGAACTTGGACGACAGCGCATCGGTGATCGCCCCCATGTCCTTGCTCTTCAGCAGCGCAGCATCAAGTCCGACGCCGAGCCGCTGCAGCGCGGTGGTCTGACCTCCGTAGGCCTTGGCCAGCGCAAGGCTGACGGCGTCAAGATCCTTGCCGGTGCCAGCGCTGATGTCCATGGCCAGGCGCAGCGCCTCCTGCGACCTCTGCACGTCGCCGGTGACGGTGACGAGTTTTTGGAACGCAACGCGGAGATCGTTGTCTGCGACGCCGGACGCCAGTTGCATCTGCCCTATGAACTGCTCCACGTCGGTAGAGCGGAATCCCTGGCCGACGTTGTCGAGGGTCTTGGCCAGCGAGGCCATCTTGACCTCGTCGTCCATCGCGGCCTGGCCTGCCGATTTCAGGGCGTTGACGAATTCCATGACCCCGAGGCCAGCAATAAGACCAGGTGCAAAGTCCGTGAAATTCTTCTGCAACTTGCCGAGCGTTCCAGTCGTGGTAGCGCTCTGTGTCTTCAGTCGCTCCAGATCGCGGATCGCGCGGGTGATGTCCTTGTCCGTGTAGTCGCCTTTGATGACGACGTTGATCGGCTTTGCGGCCATCAGATGAGCCTGAACTCTCGCTCGGCGCGCTCGATGGCGCGGTCCATCATCTCGCCAGCCTCCGGTCCCTTAGCGAATAGAGCAGCCTTCATGCCGCGCGGATAGTCCGAGCCGTAACGCCCAATCACCTCGCGATTGAACTGGCTACCAGGGTTTTCGTGGCCAGCCTTCGCCCAGATCTGGCCGCCGACGTCGTTCATCGTGACGATGCCCTTGATGCCGACTGAGCCAGCACCACGAACGCGGGCCTTGCGTGCACCAGGCCGAATGGACTTGTCGATGCGGCCCTCGTTGTACGAGAGGTCACGACCGGCAGCAGTGCCACGGGACCCGAACTTCGTCGGATTGTTGCCGCTGCTGGTCCAGGTGCCCCATCCGTTGCTGCGCCGTTCGCCATTGCCGCCGTAGAGCACCATGGCCGGAGTCCGACGGCGAGCATCCTCGGCGACGAGGCCTGCAGCGGCGCGGACGTCGTCCTGCAGGATCTTGTAGATCTCCTTGTTGAACTTGCTCAGCGCATCGACGAGGCGGCCTGCGCCATCGACCTCCAGGGTCATCGGCATCGCTACCTCCTCTTCGATCGTTGCGCCTTCGCGCGTTCGCCCTGCTCCCAGCGAAGGAACATGCTCATCGTGTGAATCATCCGGTCGTCGTGCTGCAGGATCTCGTTCGGAGTGCAGCCCCAAGCGCGGGCAAGCGAGACCACCTTCCAGTGCTCGCTTACACGTCCAAAGGGAGCGTGTCCTCCTCCGTGTCCCCGAGGACCATCGTGTCGACTCGCTCAAGCCACGGCTCAAACTCCTCGGAGATCCGCTGCTTGCGCTTGAGGACATGCCACGCCAGCCAGAGCATGTCGGCGAGGTAGCGCTCCTCCAGCAGCCTCGGCAGCGGTTTCTGCGCGTTGCGCTCCCACGCGACGAGGTCGACCGTGGCAGCGGTGGCGTCCACGGTCGACCCGTCCTCGTAGGTGATGTTGATTCGCAGCTGCATCGCAGTGTCCTATCCGGTCTACGCAGTCGCGCGGGTGACCACGCCGGTGATCGGCCAGGACACCGAGACGGTCGCCAGGTCGCCGACGGCGGAGTCGATCGGGTTCCACTGCGCGACCAGGACGTCGAACTGGTACTCCGGGTTCGAGGTGCCGATCGCGGCGGTGCCACCGGGGCGGACCTTCATCGCGGCGGTTGCGCCGAGCAGCGGCCACACGACCGAGTCGATCGCGCCGGATGCCATGTCCTGGTGAAACTCGATGTCGACCGTGCCCTGCTTGAGGCCGCCGACGCGGGTGCGCCACCCGCTGCCGCCGAAGGCAGTGGTCTCCATGTCATCGACCTCGACGTTGATGGTGACGGAGGCGGCGCTCGTGGTGACGGTGCCGCTGTTCAAGACGATCACCGGGTCGGTGACCACGAACTTAGCCATGATGCTCCTTATTTCGCGATGACCTGTACGGCGAACTCCGCCGACAGGTATGTGATGCCGTCATCGAGGATGATCGGCCCGTAGTTGCGCAGTGACTCGACCCGCAGGTCGAAGGCTTCGCCGCCCAGTCGCCGATCGGACTCGATGGCCTTCTTGATCGAGGTCGTTGAGGCGGGATCGCAGTAGCCGTCCAGGGTTGATTGCGCGGTGCGCTCGTTCCAGCGGCCCACGATCACCTTGACGGTGAAGTTATAGGTGTCCGCGCCCCGACCCATGGCAGTGTCGAAGTCGATCCCGGTCGGGATGACGTAGGCCACCGGCGGCCGCGGATCGTCTGGGACGTAGGCGTAGGCGCGCAGTCCGGACACGGTCGCCAGGTTCGTCGCGATCCCATCCCGCAGGTCGCCCATGGTGGTCATGCGATGCCGATCGCGCGCGGGTGGATGAACGGCTGCAGGATGGCGTGAATGTCCGGGTCGGTGCGGGACACGCGCATCGCGCCGAGGTCACCGAAGCCGGCAACGCCGAGCGGGGAATCGAAGCGCTTGTAGTACCTGGCGGCCAGCAGCATCGTCGCCTGCCGGATCTCGGTAGGCACGGCGGTGGCGAAGCCGAAGTTCGCGGTCACGCGCACCGTGGTCTCGCCGTCATATGTGGTCGGGAAGGAGTAGTCCCCGACCATGCGCAGCCGGGTCGCCGGGAAGACCAGGCCAGCCGAGCGGCGGTTCAGCGGCTCGTACTGGATGTCGGCGGCGCCGAGGGTGATGTCGTAGGTGCCGTCCGCGGCCGAGGAGATGGCCACCGTCGCGGTCGAGGCGGCCACGTCATCAATGTCGCAATAGAGCCAGGACTGCGGGACGTAGTACCGGGTCGCCGTGCCGCTCTGGTAGAAGTGCCGGTTCGTGATCCCGTCGATGGACCTGGACGCGGAGATGACGGCGATGTCGAGCAGGTCATCGTCCTGCGTGTCGGCCTGCGGGATGCGCGCCGCCAGTTTGACGTCGTCGATCGTGCAGTACTTGTTCGTGACGGGCTGAGCCATCTAGGTCTCCTTGTCGGCCAGGCGGGCCAGTACGGGGCGCCAATGGGCCTCGAAGACAACATCTGCGTCGTAGTGCTCACGGACCCAGCAACTCGCGTTGTGGGACCTGTAATGCCCGCGGCGGTAGGCCTCGGTCATGGCGTCGACCATTTGCGGCACCGATGGGATCTGCCACCAGGCCTGCTGGGTCGCATCCCACCACGGCTGCCCAGACACCATCAGCGCGTCCGGTCCGGCGAGTTCCTTCTGGGCCGTGAAGTCCGAGGTGATGACCGGCGTCCCGCAGGCTTGCGCGTCCAAGGCCGTGATGCCGAAGCCCTCCCCATAGGTCGGACACAGCAGCACGTCGGAGGCGGTGAGGATGCAGGCCACAGCCTCGGCAGGGATGCCGAGCCGCAGCTGGTACTGGTTGATGAACTTCACCCGGCTGGCGTCCAGGCCGCAGGCCGCGATGAGCGGGTCCCACGCGATGCCGGACATATGGCCGTGCTGCTCCGAGTGAATGAAGAGCATCGCGTCGGGATGATCCTGCGCGAAGATCGAGAACGCCAGGACCTGCTCCCCGAAGGCCTTCCGGCAGGGAATGCCCTTATTGGCGTTCATGATCGTGACGACGAAGGCGTCCTCGGGGATGGCCATGATCTGCCGACCCGTCAGGCTCTTGCCGTTGTCCTGCTGCACCGACGCGGTCGGCTTCATCACCGAGGTCTCGATCGCGTGCGGGACGTACTCGGCCTCGACGTCCTTGCGGTGCAGCTCCTCCAAGCCGAACTTTGACATGGCCAAGGACGTCACGTTCGGACGCTTGCACCAGGCCAGGACTTCCGGCGGCACCGGCAGGTGATCGACCGGCACCCAGGAGACGATCGGGATGTCAACGATGCTGCGCAGCGTCCACACGTCGTACAGGGTGAACAGGTACGCGGCTTCGTTCGGGTGCTGACGTTCCCAATCGCGCAGGTACACGGTGGCCATGTCGGTCGAGTAGGCGTCGAAGCCCTTGGGCCAGAGCGGGATACCTTCCCACTCGGTCGTGGTGGCTTCGATGCCGTAGTTGCAGGCGACGACGAACGGGTGGCCGTCCTTGATGATGCGGCCGACTGCTTGCGCAGTCTGCGTGCCGTATCCGGTCTGGGCGAATGGAGCATTGGACAGCCAAACCCCGGCGACCTTCTTGCCGTTGCCGCGCTCTGCTCGACGACGTGCTGCACGATCCATGGTGATGCCTTTCGCAGTGGACCAGGCGGGGCCGCAGCCCACTGCGAAGACTCGGTCCCCGCCTGGCGATGAGGAAGGGGGGCCGGGCAACCGGCCCCCCTCAGATCACGGCGCCTTGAAGTACTTGAATGCGCCCGACTGGCCGAGGTCGCCCCACACGCGGATGGTCGCGCGGAAGCCGATCTCGTCGGTGTTGAAGTAGGCGTCATCGGACCTGGCGATCTCCAGGCCACCGACGACGCGGGTGTGGTACGACCCGGACCAGCCGAAGCCGACCGACTTCGCAGCCGAGCCGATGGCCGCGACATCCGGGTTCTCGACGATCGGGAACCCGAGCAGGTTGTCCGGCACGCCGACCGTGGCGGCAGGCTGGTAGATGTAGCCGCCGGCGTCGGTCAACTTGCGGACCGACCCCATGGTGGCGCGCCGCATCATCCAGATCGCACCCATGCGCGCGTACGCCCCGTCGACGCTGTGAGCCAGGTCGATGAGGTTGTCCGCGGTGAAGGCGCCCGTGGTCGCGGTGCCAGCGA